CGCCAGAAGATGCAATCGAACGTGCAATCGCAAAGGTTCGAGAGTGGCCGCTGCCTCATGGCGACCGTGCAGTGCGTGCATATCCAAAACCAGCATGAGGAAACGGCTCAACTATGAACTGGGCGGCAATTTCAGCCATAGTCTCTGCAATCACGCTGCTGCTCGTTGCGGTCGGCGGCGGCGTGATGTGGGGAACGTTGACGGAAAAGGTCAAGGGTCACACGCTACGACTCAATAGCCACGGCGCCGAGCTCGCGACTGTGGATCGCCGATTGAACGATCACGATGTTGAGATCGGCCGACTCAAGGAATGGAAAGAAGGCTACAACGCTGCAGCGCGTGTGAGTGGCAGAGCATCTGAAGTGGTTTGATGATCGCAATGATTAATTCGGGCAGGATAAAACGGCCCTGCAATCAGCCGGGATGTTCTGAGCTCGTCGAAAATGGAAAATGCGATGTGCATCGCGCCTCGGCCGAAGCTCAGAGGCTTGAGGTCGATCGACGTCGCGGCACAGCGCGCAATCGTGGATACGACTCAAACTGGGAGCGATTCAGGATCTGGTTCTTGCGGCGTCATCCGATCTGCGCAGACGGCCCGCATCTAGCAACCGAGGTTCATCACGTCAAGAAGCTTGTGACTCATCCAGAGCTAAAGCTTGTCGAGTCGAACTGCTTGGGTCTTTGCAAAGCCGACCACAGCAAGCGAACCGCACGAGGTGAATGAGTTCCCTAGGTGAGTGGGGGCGGGGAAAATCCTTCACGACCATCGTTCCCGGACCGTGCACCAAAGCAAATTTTTAAGTCAACAAAACTAGCAAATTCCTAAAAACAGGCCAAGATCGGCTGTTTTAGTCAATCGTCGTCTGGAGGGCTCGTCTAAAGCCGCGCAACCGGGCTTGCGGGTCTTCAAACGGCGGTTCCCGCGAAATTTCGCAACCGGAGCCGTTATGCCGCTGGTAGGGCGTCCACGCAAACCGACCGCCGTTCTTGAGATGAGCGGCGCGTTTCAGCGTAACCCGCAGCGGCGGCGCGCGCGCGTCAACGAGCCCGAAGTCAAACTCGGGGTCGGCGATCCGCCGGCGTGCTTTCTGATTCCGGAGCCGGAATCCGGGTACCAGGAGGCGGCGAGGTTGAAGGCCATCTGGGAGCAGATCGCCGAAGAAGGTCCGTGGATCTCCCGCAGCTCGCGGGGTACCGTCGAGACGCTCTGCCGGATCACGGATGCGATCAAGCGGAAGGCGGGCAAGCTTCCGCAGCTCGCTGTCGTAGAAGACAAGCTGCGCAGCTCGCTCGGGCTTACAGAGGCAAGCAGGTCTCATGTTGATGCACCCAAAGCGCCCAGCCACGCCGGTCGAAGCGCCCTTGAAGGCCTCGCGCAAGAAAGCCGCCAGGCCCGCGTCGGCTAAAGCGGTTTATGCCGACGTCGCGATCGCCTATGCCAGGGAGGTCGCGGCGGGATCGATCATAGCTTCGAAGTGGGTCAAGCTGGCATGCCGGCGGTTTCTGTCGGACCTTGAGAAGCAGAGAAAGGCAGATTTCCGGTACCGGTTCGACGCCGAGAAGCTGAACCGGGCCTGCAGATTCATCGAGCAGCTTCCGCATGTGCGGGGCAGCTGGGCGCGGGCGCCGATCGGCGGGACGGACAAGATCCATCTCGAGCCGTGGCAGATCTTCATCCTGGCTAACCTGTTCGGTTGGATTGAAAAGCGGACAGGTCTCAGGCGTTTTCGCGAGGCTCTCGTCCTGGTGCCTCGCAAAAACGGCAAGTCGACGCTGGCCGCGGCGATCGGCCTGGTCATGCTCTGCATGGATGGGGAATACGGCGCCGAGGTTTATTCCGGCGCGACGACTGAGCGCCAGGCGATGGAAGTGTTTCGCTCGGCCTGGCAGATGGTCAGAAAGACGCCGGAGCTTGAGAGGTTCTTCGGAGTCAAGAACGCGGTCAAGAGTCTTTTCATTGAAGACGACGGCAGCCGCTTTCAGCCGGTGGTGGGAGATCCAGGAGACGGCAGCTCGCCGAGCTGCGCCATCATCGACGAGTATCACGAGCATCCGACCAGTTCGCTGCTCGATACGATGCAGACCGGCATGGGGGCTCGGGAGCAGCCGCTCCTGTTTGTTATCTCGACGGCTGGCAGCAGCATTGAGGGGCCGTGTCACACGTTCCAGCGCGAGGTCGAGCAGCTGCTCGAGGGCCGAATCGAAAACGAGCGGCGGTTCGGGATCATCTTCACCGTCGACAAGGAGGACGATTGGAAGTCAGACTTAGCACTCCTCAAAGCCAACCCAAACTTCGGCGTGTCCGTCTCTGCCAGCTTTCTCCGGGACGCCCAGGCGCAGGCCATCCAAAGCCCGCACAAGCAGAACGTCTTCAAGACCAAGCACCTCGACGTCTGGGTTAACGCGGCCACGGGGTGGATGAACATGGCTTCCTGGGACGCATGCGCGGACCCGAGCCTCAACCTTGACCAGTTCCGCAAGAAACGGTGCTTCGAGGGCGTCGATCTCGCAGCCAAAGTCGATCTCGCGTCCAGGTGCAAGCTCTTCACCGAGATCCGCGATGGGCAGCTTCATTACACCGCGTTCAGCCGGCACTACGTCCCGCTCGACCGCGCTCAGGACGGCGATCACCAGCATTACGAGAACTGGGTTCAAGCGGATCCACCTGCGATCGAGGGAGTACCGGGCCCGGAGATCCAGCTCGCGCTGATTCAGGAAGAGATCGAGGCCGAGATACCGCTCTTCGATCGCAAGTGCATCGCCTTCGATCCATGGTCGGCGCTGCAGATGCAGCAGGAGCTGGCGGCGAAGATGCCGCCGGACTCGGTCATCAGCATCCCTCAGACCACACAGTTTCTCTCTGAGGCCATGAAGGAAGTTGAAGCGGCGGTCTTGAGTCACCGCTTCCATCACGACGGCGACCCGGTTCTAGGGTGGGCTGTCAGTTGCGTCATCGCGCGCGAGGATCACAACGGCAACGTGTTTCCGCGCAAGGAAAAGAACGGCGTCAGTAAGATCGATCCCGCCTCGGCTCTGTTTAACGCCATGAGCCGCGCCATGATCGGCAAACCGCAAAACCAGTCGGTCTACGCGAAGCGGGGTCTGATCGCACTATGAAGAAGTTTGACCTGCAGGACCTGCTCTCGCTTGTCGGAGCTGTTGCAATCGTCGACGGCCTTTGGATGTGGAACCACGCCGCGGCGGTCGTCGTGTTTGGCGTTCTCTGTCTGACAGTGGCACGCCGGGCGGAACGTGAGCGCGCGTTGAATGGCGCCAAAAACGAAAGGAAATCCTGATGGGGTTCCTTACCCGCTCGCTCGGTTTCCGGAATCTCTCGATGGAGGATCCCGCTCAGCCGCTGCTTCCGTTTTCGGTGTTGATGGAGTCGCTCGGCATGGGCCGCAGCGACGCCGGCGTCATGGTCAACGAAAAGCAGGCCATGCGCATCACGACGATGTTTGCCTGCGTCACGATCATCTCGTCGGATCTCTCCGCTTTGCCGTTGCCGGTACTGCAGAAGATGCCGGACGGATCCATCAGGGAGGCGACGGAGAACAAGAATTACGGGCTGCTCGCGAACCCGAACAGGAACATGACCGGGATGGTCTATCGCGGCGCCTGCCTGGCGAGCGTTCTCGCCTGGGGTAATTCCTATAGCTTTATCCGTCGCGACGGCGCGGCCAGGGCGGTCGAGTTGATCCCGCTGCCAAGCGAGAAGACGAGCCCGGTTCTGTTGCCGTTGAAGCAGGAGAATGGCCCGGTCAAGAAAAAGCTGATGTATGCGACAACGGCAACCGAGGATGGTCTGGCGCAGTATATCGATCCCGAGAACATCCTGCATATTCCAGGCCTCTCGTTTGACGGCTACGTCGGGATGTCGCCCATTCAGACCTGCAAGAACGCTTTCGGCCTTGCCTTGGCGGCAGAGAAGTTTGGAGCGCAATTCTTCGGCAACGGCGCGAAGGCCTCCGGCGTTCTCTCGCACCCGGGCCAGCTCGGGACCGAGGCGCTCGAGAATCTCAAGAAGTCGATTCGTGAGATCATCACCGGCGAAAACGCGTTGCGGCCGCTGGTTCTTGAAGAGGGAATGAAGTGGGAGCAGACCCAGATCAATCCGGACGACGCGCAGTTCCTTGAGACGC